TCAGAAACAACGCATGTAACCTTTTCTCCTTCTAACGGCTCGATTGTTATCGTATCGCCCGGCTCAAGCAACAGAGCGTCAAGCTCAGAATCAAAAGACCAAATAAAGCGGTTATATAGCTGCTGCTTCCACACACGTTCTGCTCTGTCTTGGGCTTTTACTTTATCAAGAACACCGAAGAGTTTAAGTTCTTGCGGCCTGACTGCATAAGACGGGTAGATTACGTATTCTGGAAGATAAGTCAGCGGGTCCCTATACTCGACTTCTACACCATCTCCTTCTGTTCTGTTGCCAAGAGCATAAGATCGAACAAGCGTTCCATCAACAATCAAACCGGCGCCAGTCTGTCCTTCGGCAAACGCCATCCGAACGTCTAGCGACGGAGTGTTCGGCTTGACTTTCAACACTGGACCGATAGGCAAGACGCCGTAATCGTTTGCTTGCGCTATATTGCTAAGAGCTTCCCAAACTGTCGTATCGAAATCGAACACTGCATCAAAATTGCCGGACATGGAACCTTGAAATTCGGATGCTGGCCGCCCAGCACCGTATGTCGTATTAGTAAGCACGTCTCGAAATGCGTCGTAAGCACTTCTGGTTGCATTGCCGCCAATACGCCTAGTAGCTGTGACTGATATTCTATTTAGCGCGTTAGTATTCAACCCGCTCGATGCCTTCGCCACAATAGCTAAAAGAGTCACGTATCCGTATCCGGGTTTATTGTAATTGCTATAGTCGTAGCCATTTAAGCCGGTCCAATACAGCTTGTCGGATATCCTTGCGTTTTTCTCTTGCGCTGTAGTGACATACATGCCGGCGCGGTAGCGGCCACGAGGCACGTCATACCACTCTGATCTTCTAATAGGTGTTGGGTCGCTTTTGCTCATACTTCTTGGTATATTCCGATAATAGCCTCCAGGAACGGGATTGCCAAAGTCGTCGATTTCTTGAATAGTAAAACCAAAATTCACGTTGTGATTTTCGTAGTCCCCCGACTGCTCGTTTATTTCGTACAAACCCCCAGGAAACACGTAGTCAAACTGGATTGTATCGACCGTTTTATATTCATTACAAACTGCAAATTGAATTTCTATCCCACCGTATTGTGTAGTAAACGATATCTTCGCGCCTGGATCGGACGGCCCTAAAACTAGAATGTCGTCAAGAAAAAGTTCCTGCCCACCTTGTGTCCATAGTGGGTCAAAAGTAGCGTTTGTGATTATTCCATTAAAGTACTGATGCTTGTACGTCCCCGACACATTCCATGTAATGTTTAAGTATGTAAACCTTACAGTAATTGCTCTGCCATCATAATCTTTTATCTGACTTTGATTAACTAGGCGGAAAAACACATCGGGTAGGCTAGTGTTTACGCTGCCTTCAGTTCTAGTTATCAGATTCGTTGATAGGTTAAACGATGGCGTAACTGTAACCACCCCACCAGAAAAACTTGTGACTGTATAATACTCGTACTCGTATATAGTACCAGTCTCTAATTTCCATCCGACCGCGCGGGCATACCGTAATACGGTGCCGACACTAACCGCGTAGCGATCACTAGAATCAATTAAAATAGTATTAACAGATTGTAGAACACCTTGAACGTTCACCCTTTTTGGCGGCTCTAGTTCGATGTTGGAAACCTCGTCAGAGACATAGACGTCTTCTGCAACGTTTATTGAACTTCTATCAATGGTTCCTATTTTTTCTCCGTGTCCATCAGGCCCAAAAACTCTTGTACTAATTACTCCACTTTTGAAAGCCTTGACGTTCGTGTCGCTTAGAAAAATATCTTCAACTTCATAGACGCCTTGCCCCAAGCAAAGCAGCATCTTGACGTATTGCTCGTTTCCAGAATAATACGAATAAGGCTCTGCGACGTAATCCGGTACGAGACGGTTTCTACCATAAGCGACAGGAATAGGGTCGCCCAATCGCGTTTGGTTTGCAGGAGTAGCTAGATTATAAACTGACTCAGCTTTTCGTCGCGATAGACTTTGCGGAGTTTCTAACCCCGCACTTTGCGGTGCGCCGGGTTTTGGTGTTAGTAGGTAGCTGGCCGCAGTAAGCGCCAGTCCAACTGCAAGCGATGACAGAACTGCGGAAGAAGCAATCGCGGCGCCAGCAGCACTGACAAAAGAACCTATAGCAGCTACAACGGGAGCAAGAAATCCACCCGGAGTTACTAGCAAAACAACTTCATCATCTGGCTTTAGATCTACGTCGTAGTTTTCGACCGGCAAGTATTCGCGGTTGTAGAATGTTCGATGGGTACCGGGGAAACCTTCTGGATAATGCTGGTTCAAAAACCCGCTAACGCCGTCATCGGCGCAATAAGGTCCGTTCCAGTACATCTCAACGCGATGTTCATGATTAAACGGATTGTCAAGAATGATTACCCGCGCCATCTGTAAACCTGCTTTCGCATGAACCCGTAGAATTGTTCTTGCCCAGGACGAAGCAATACGGCACCGACTGAATTAGCCGTTAAATGGAGCATGTCGCCTTCTTCTGTTACGACTGGCGCCACGTGCCGCCATTTGCTATTCGTGCCCATCAGGGCAACATCGCCCAAAGCAATGTCGTCAACCGGAACCCATGGACCTTCTGTAAACGCGTTCGATATTGCCAACCGAACAGGTTCAGTTAACTCGTCAGCTTCAATGTCCCAATCCCAGTCTATACCATGGCGTCTGAAAATCTCTTTCGCCAAACCAAAGCAGTCGTAGTACTCCGGCCCGCGAGCACCGAACTTGAAAGGCTTGCCGATCAGGTCATCGTATTTCATCTACGCACCAAAGCCGGAAACATGTCACCGCGGTAAAGACGTTTGGGGAACGTTTGGTTAAAGACATCAACCCGCGTTGCAGTGCCCCTGAACACTTCGCGAGTCAATTGAATGTCAGATAAGGTTAACTCTAGTGGAGGATCGTATTGCGGTGCGTAGTTCCCGTGAATGTATTGCGTGAAATACGCCTTTACAGGTTCTTCCGGCTGGGTCTTTACCTTATCAAGCGCGACGACCATTTCTTTTGCCACATTACAGACCACAACTTGCATGTCTTGCTGACCCTCTCCGTCGAGCTTTGGCAAAACCACTTCAAAAGGTATAGCGGCAAAGGTTTGTGTAGCCCCATTAAAGTTTGCTTGCTGATTTGTTTGGGCATTAGTCATGTAAAGCCAGCCGGCGGCTGGATGATGCAAGATCAACGCATCCCAAAAGTCAATGTCTACTTCTGAAGTATACCGTTGCTGCATTTCTGGTGACAGTGGCATTATCTCCCCCTACGCATACCGGAATACGCATGTTGAAATGCGCGGTCAGTGCTGTTGCCACCACGCATAATGCGTTCCTCTATTTCGCCAATTGTGATTTCTACCAACTCTTGGTCGCCAATCATGCGCCGACGTTCACTTACTGGCGCACCACTGTAGTTATTAACATTAACTGTAGTACCGCTACCCTGCACGCCAAGGTCACCGCTCGACGTACGACGCAGGGGCAAAACTGCTTCTGGCCCTGCCTCACCCAGCAACCCCCCACGAGCATATCGTTTTAGCGGACCGGTGTCTGGCATCTGAAAATAAGTCGGCTGCGTATAGACACCCTGTGGTAGCGCAAGCTGATTGAACGCGCCGCCTTGTGCTAGTCCAAGAAAATCACCAAACGGAGTGCCAGTCGCTGCTTGTATAAGCGCGTTTCTAAATGCTAATTTAGCGAGATCAGCAGCTAAACCAGCTAATGCATCACGTAATTTGAAAGTACCCTCTACGGCACTATCAATCCAAGAGCCGAATGATGTCTGAATAGTTTGACCGGCTTCTTGAATTGCGGTACTTTGATTTCCTACAGAACCAAGAGCGTCTTTAAGTTCCTGAAGTCGTGCTGCGTATTCTTCTGCCGTAATTGCACCCAGGTCCATTTGTTGATTAAGAATTCGTTGGCCCTCACGCATTTTCTCCACAAATTGCGAGTTTTGCTCAAATTGCACCATGAAATCAGTCCAAGCGCGTTGGCTGGCTAAAACAGCCTCTTCTTGCTCCCTTTGCGCTCTAGTTAATTCTGTTTGCGCAGCGGTGACTGGCTCCAAGGCGCTACGGACATTGGCAAAATATTCTTGTTGTGTAATATCCCCAGCTCGATAATAGGCTGTCAATTCGTCAACTTTTTCTAAATATTTTTGAAGCTCGGATTTTGCATTATTACGAATTTCTTGAATAGCACGCTCACGTTGCTCTTGTTGTTGCGCTGCTTTTTCTTGTGCTCTTTGAAGATTTTCGTACCGTGCTTCTAACTCCCAAGTTTCTTTACCAAGTGCTTGCATCAATGCAAGCTGGTCTTTCCAAACTTTGTTGCCGTATTGTCGCCCTGTAAGCCCATTATTTGGGCCAATAGTTTGATCAATACCGCCTGTATTAACAGCTCCAGAGCCTAGAAAATACCGTGCATATGCTTCTACGCTGTCACCACTTGCTTCTTTTAATTTTTCAGCAATATAAAGTGCTGAAGCTCTGATATTTTCTTTCCATCCGTCAATGCCTGTCCTAATTAGTTCTAAATCTAGATTATATCTATTAGAAAGATATTCAGCGGTGCTTTCAATTATCTGTCCTGGGCCTCTTGCAGAAGATTTAGGGTTGGCAAAAGATAGAAACCCGCCAGTCTCGAGTTTCATTTTTGCGATCAAGCCTTCTACAGAAACCCCTGCTTGCTGAGCAGCCTGAGCGATGGTCGGCAAAAACTTACGAAGATTAGCAGCACCCCTTTCAGACAAACCCAAAACTTGTGATACTTTTTTAGTCATCTCATCCAGATTGGCTAGGTATGCATCTGCAGAAGCTCCACCCATATCAAACTGAGGCATGGTGAATTTAACGAAAGCTTCCGACATATCTTCCATTTCTTGACGGAACTGCCTAATATCAGCTATCGTGTCTTTTGTTGCATTATCATATAAAATAGAAATTGTAATTGCACGAGTACGATACAATTCCTCAAGTTCTTTTCTTAAATTAGCAATTTGTTTATTAAGTGAGTTAATGGCCCTTCTGTCTTTTGTCTGCCCTAGTTGTTCAATTTTTGCATTGATATTTTCAGTTTTTTCAGCAATATCAACCGAAGCTTCTTCAAATGCTCTTTGCAAATCCTGTATTGGGAGCAGTTTAACATCTGCTAAATTTTCAGCCAAAGAAATTGTTGATGCATTCAGCTGTCTGGTTGCCGCATTTAATATGTCTTTGAAAAACTCAGAAATGCCAAAACGACGATCTACAGCAGCAATAGCGTTTGTCCAAGCATTTTGAAACCGGTTTGCCGCAAATGTCAACAAATCAGGAAGTTTGCTAAAGTCATCTTCTAGGTTCTTAAATACCTTATCAAATGCACGCAGCATGACGTCCGTGGTCAGTTTACTTTCTGCACCTAATTCTTTAGTCGTTTTAGTTGTATTCAAAATTGATTGTACTGCACGCTCCAACTGCAAGCCAAGCTGGCCGGCATTTTCATTCAATGACCGCAACTCATCACCAGCAAGCTGGCCTGAACCAAGAGCTTGAGCAAGCTGAACCGTAACAATTTGCGCACGCCTTGCATCCGTGCCAAATAGGCGCATTGATTTAGTGAGGTCATCGGTAAATTTTGCAACTTTAGAAAAAGGTATACCAACACGCTCAAACGCAGGTGCGAGTAAAGCAACATTATCTGCTGCTTCTGCCAGTGTCAGACCCAGCCTATCTGCCAGCTGTGCTGCTTCTGAAAGGTTAGTCGCACCACCACCACCTAGGCGAGTTAAGCGAGTGTCCATCAAAGTCAACTGTTCGTTTGCTTTAGCGATGCTGATGCCGAAGTCAACAACGCTACGACCCATCCAAAACAGTTGTTGTCCCAAATAGAACAAACCAAGTCCTTTTAGTAGACGACTGAATTTAGCTATTTTCGCTTCGGCCCGACTAAAACCGTCGGCCATGCGCTTAGTGTTTTTCTGAATTGCAGCAGTATTGCGCGCTGTATTTTTAGTCGCAGCGTCAATATCTTTTAGAGTCTTAATAAGACCCTTAGCATCGCCTTTAATTTCAATAAGGCGAGTTACTTTTTCTGTACGTGCCATTTAACTCACCATTCTCTCTTACGGCGATTACGACGATGCCTAGCTCTCATACGGCCTGTTCTACCCATACTATTCAATGGGCCTACCCATATGACTGGTACAGAGTAGCGTATTTGACGACGGTGACCGTAATCTTGTTTGCCTAGTATTACGCCAAACGGTGTGCGATCACCCAAATTGTAACCACGGTCTTCCCAATAAGCTTGACGATACTGAGGAAAACTAGAACCACTTAAATAAGAAAACCGTGCGTCAAAATTTTCACTTTTTGACATTCTTTCTACTGCACGCCATATTTTCATAAATGGACGTGGCCATCCAGGGTTTTCTAAAGTAGAAGCATGTGGTGCAACATTGGTTATGCCAATAACGGTATAATCTGCACCGAGAGGAATCGTATTATATGCAACCGCACCAATCACAAAACGGAAGTTTTCCCTGTAACGATATGGGTGATTCTTTGGCGTAAGCCCAGATATGCTGGATGCACGACTGGGGGGTGTAATAGTTTTCAACATCAACATTATTCTTTCCGCTATTGGACGAATGTCTTCAACAGCAGCTACACCACCGGTTGGATCATAAAATCTAAAAACTTTCCCAAGTTTTGAACTACTAGCGTATTTTGCAATTCTTCGTTTAGGTATATTCTTTAACTGTTGTGAATTAACTTGGCCATCGTAGGCATCTGGTTCTTCGTATCTACCAATCTGCTGTATCTCTTTTATTTCTTGAGTCATAATGACTCGTTGTTCTTTTTCTAAGACACCATAAGCCCCACGCTCATCATCAAATAAAGCATTCTGAAATGCCTTAGCAGATTTGAAATCCCTTTCATTGAGTACTCTATAGACTGGCATTACATAGCTCCAAAGGCTTTGCCAAAGTCTTTACCATCTTTATCCATGGCAATCTCTTCCCCACGCTCAGCCGCAGCCTTACGTTCCATGAAAATTACCCATTTGCCGTACTCACGCATTCCCATATTTGCAGTTAGCTGCTCTACAGTCATTTTTAGTTCGCAGGCGAGGTAAAATAAAAACTCTTCCTCGCCCGTCAGTCGTTTCCCTCCTCTCCTTCCTCAAAACCAATAAGCTTATTCATCTTGTTCAGCAATGGCATGGTTACACTTGGACCCCATTCGCCAATCTCATCTGCTGTAAATTTTTGCCCGTCCACACGCAGCATCAGCGCCAATTGGTTGATTGCCATAAGTGGGTCATCTTCATCAAGTTCAAGTGTAAAGATTTCTTTGGTAGTAGGCTCATGAAGTTCTACAAGCTCACCAAGGTCGGGCATAGGGATAGTGATTACTTTGCGAGTGACCATCGTTATGTTCTCACGTTACGTTGTAAAAGAGCACCCCGGCACGTCTACCGGGGGCTCGCTCAAGGTTGAGCGCAACCGCGCTATTAGGCGATGACGGCTGTCAAGGTATCAACGTTCGCGCCTCCAGCTTCAGTTACACTGACCACGGAGCCGGTAGCGGTGGCTGCCAGAGTAATCGTAGCACCGGCATCTTGCTTACCGTCTAGCTCAGCAGCGACAGCCGCAGCCACCGCGTCAGCCGACATACCCTTAGCTACACTGACCGGCGTAAGCCCCGTGATGTCAGCGCCAGCATTAGAGGTAAGGGTAATGGTGTATGCCTTATCGGCTGGACCACCGGCAAAGGTCAACGTTGCAGTAGCAGTACCCGTGCCTGCGACAGCTACCGTTACAGGTAGATAGGTGATGCAGGATGCACAGTCACGCCAGAACGGGCCAGATTTGATAGCGCCACCCGAAGTGAAACTAACACCAGCGTTTAGCTCATAGGACTCCGAGAAACTAGATACGTCTACCATCTGGAAAACATAAGCAGGTGGTTCGACTGGCTTTTTGATCGCCAACAGCCGAGGTTGTCCATCCTTGAGTGCTGCCATCATTTCCCGGAAACCTTCTTCACACCCATCACTATACCCAGCAACGGAGTAGGAAGCAGGCTGTGGTGTACCAGATGCAGATTCCGTGCCACAGAACGTAGACAGGTCAATGTTTTCCGCCTGTGGTTGATCGTAGCTGTAACTGGTTAGGCACCATTTCGCCATGTTTTTATGAACGCCATACATCCCGTAGACTTTAGCAGTGCCACTAGCGGCTGCCGCAGCCTCTGTACTCGCATCAGAACATTCGAGTTCAAACGTAGACGCCGTTATATTAGCGACCACCCACATTTGATCGTCAAGCGACTCAAGCCCGGTGCCCTCAATGAGCACGACATCACCATTGGTGTAATTCGCAATCGTAGTAGGTGTCACAACTGCGGGCTTTGCGTTAGTAACGCTCATGAGCACATCCGCCGGAGCGGGTTTTGCAGATTGGGACAGGTAAATCTCCAGTCCCCGTGTACTAGTCTTTGGCATGGTCAAGTCCTCAATGTGTAGGAACTGGAAACGCGGTAAACGCGCATGCTTGGGTCGTAATCCTCAAAAGAAGACTCAACCGGTGCATTGAACGCTTTAAACACCGCGGTCATTTGCCGGTTTAATTCACGAGCACCGGCGTACTCATGATGGATACAATCCACCAAATAGGCATCCGCAAGGTCAGTGTCTGCCTCACAAAAATCTTCAATCGGTGCTTCACTGAACATTTCACGAGTAAAGATAATGTAAGGTGTTTGTACTGGGTGTTGGTCATCACTTTGCGGTGCGTGTAGTCGGTACACAGGCACCGGAGCAACCTGAGCCGACATAGCCGCATAAAGTGCTTTCTCGCTGCTCACGAGTGACTACTCCCAGCTTTTGCCGTAACGGTAACCATGTCTCGCACATGGCTGTCAAGAACTGCGCGCAAATCGTAAACTACTCCACTGTCTACGTCCACTGCACGAAATGTTCCATCCAGGTGAAACCCTGGCCACCGCCGCATCGTTATTTTCCACGTCTCTTCACCTAGATCGCGTTCTGCTGCAAAGTATTCGCGACCACTAACTGAATCGACGCTGGCATTGGTTTCGACCATCGTCGCCCAGGTTTTCATTGGAGCGCCAAAGGCATCAACACCTTGAATCTGCTGCTCAATGCGAATTCGATGCCTGAGTCTTCCAGCTTTCATTGCTGCTCCTCTCGGCAAAGACGAAGCGCGTCGATTTCTCCCATTGCCCCAACAATGGAAGAGAAAGCGCGTTGCGCAAATGGGGCTAAGTAAGAGCGTTCTTTCAGGTCTCGCATGTACACGTTAGCATCAAGAAAACTGTCGAATTGCAAATGTGCGCAAGGGAAACCCTTTGGCTCTAGAGCATTGCGAACAACTTGCCCGCCTCTCAAATTAGCGCCGCAGCAGACGTAAGCGAACCCTTGCTTCAGATGGAGGTCACCTTTCTCTAAAGCTCTCACAATCCCAAGTGTAGCAATTAGCTGCTCCGGGGCGTGGCGGGTATCATTTATGTCTATTTCAAACTGCTCGGCTCTTTGTAAACACTTCGGTACAATTGCATCAATGTGCCTGTGGATAGCGTGCATCAAACCTAGCCAGTCCGCCCACTCTTGCATGGATAGTGTTCCCGATGACATACGCTGGCCAAGCGGGGTTGACTCCGCACCATGGTGCACCGCTTTAGTTGCTTCGTAAAGATTCATGGCAATAGTGACAGCTGAGCGCCTTCCACATTAGACACAAACCCACCGCCAATCAATAGTTTGTTTAGTGGTTGGTTTACATTACCGGATTGCATAGCGGCTCCGTTGAAGGTAACTCTGCTAGCGCGGTATGTAACGCGCGCAGTCGGAGTAGACTCTATAGCAAAGCCCTCTGTGCTTTCCAACACAACAGTTCCTCCAAAATTAGGCGGTACAATAACCGCAGTTGGATAGCCACCACCGCTATTCAAAGCTAGAAAAATAGCAGCCTCCGACCCTCGAATAGTGATAGTTTCGCCATTTCTAGGAGCAAATATGATACTGACGTCGCCGTACGAAGACATCACGCCACTAGTATGGCCGTTGATAGTCGTGTTTCCAACTATCTCTAAATGACTTTTCCTGAGCAGCAGTATGGCCCCATATCCAGTCGTGTCTGGGACATCTACCCCTTCAGACGAAATTATGCTGTCAGTTATTGAAAAAGTTCCGTCGCTTGCTACTAGAGCCACCGCGCCTGCGGTAATCGTCGAGTTGGAAACATTAAAAACGCTTTGAGTGACCGAAACACCAGTTGTGCAATCACTTGCGTCCAAGGTCACGCCATCAAATGATATGCTAGCAGAGTTAAAAGCTATGGCCATGTCGTTTTCAGTGGAGTCACAGGCACTTGTAATCGTAACTTGTCCGCTGTTTTGCGCTCTAATCGTCGCGTTGGCCCCTTTTATAACAAAATTTGCTGGTAGCGTGTAACCAACTCCGTTTTCAATTTCAATCACGAAAGGCAATATTTGACGGTTGGCGGAAGCGTTTGCAAACCCAAGCGAAAACTTAACAGCTTCGACAATTGCAGCTTCGAGATTATCGAAATCGGCAGCAGGACTTGGGCCTACTGTAATAGTTTTTGGAATATCCCCAATGAGTATTTGCGTGAACAGTGTTCTCGCGTCTGGAATAGCCGTGCCGGTATCAGCATCCACCAACCCCTTGATCGGACCTTCATATTGCTGGGCCTGAGATACCAGCACCGTCAAGCCGAGAAGAAAAACCAAAATTGCGCGCTTCATGTTATGCTCCAAAGTTAAGGTGCAACGCGAGCAGGATACACAAATACCCACGTGTCAGTGGCTACGCAAATAGCCAAGTATTCTCCGTTCCATGCAGCTTGCCCCTGTTCTCCAGGTGCAGTTTCGCTGACTGGAAACGGCACGAAATTGAACCCTTGGATCTGATCGAGCTGTATCCATTGCGTCCCGTCAGACCCGTAGAATCCATTTGCCGTATAAACGATAGCACCTTCATAGGGCGCAGGATCAGGTGGAAGCTGTTCAAGCTTAATCGCGTGACCAGTAACCTGATCTTTTCCGTTTACGAATTTACCTAGTACATTCATGCGTTAGGGTCCGGAGTATCGGTGGCGTTGACGGTAAGCAAGCCAGCTCCAGACACGTCAATAGCATTTGCTGTGCTAGCTTTGAATTGAAGTCTGTGCGGGTCTGGAGAATACGGAGTCGTGACTGCTTCCCAATACGTTTGCCAAGAGACACCAGCGCCGGGTTGAGAAGCAACATCTGACGTGTGGTTAATCAAACTAGCGTAGCTAGTTCCGCCTTCCGTTACGAGATCGCCCTGCCGGTAATATTTAGTACCGCCCCATACGCCTCTGTCACGAGAAACGTGTTGAACCAGGTATCGCCCTTGAATCGGAACGATTGCTGTCTCATTCAATGGAACCTTCAGCTCGTCGACAAGCATAGTTTCTGAACCATCCGGGTTAACTACTCGCACGCTAATAGACTCCGTATTAGCGGTTTTGTTGCAGGCAGTGAAATGCGACCTAACAAAAATCTCACCCGGCAAAAGCTCACGGTTACTATTATCAGGATCGATGGTCGCGCTAGCTCGATTGCGAACCGGCACACTGAAATAGTCAGGTACCAAAACATCGGTCCAAATAGTGGCAAGGTTTTGAATGAATACCGGAATTGTTGTTCCGCTACTCGGTTGTAATACTAACAGTTTCATTTATCAAACTCCAAAAGCCGCAACCAAGCCAGACTCTATCTGTCGTCTGACGTAAGCATCTACCGGAGGACCGCCCAGCTCACCTGTCAGGCCGTCGATTCTTGCACCACCAACCCAACGAGTAGACCCGTTATCATCGCTTGCGCTCCAATCAACGCGTCCCACACCATCCGTATAAACGCAATCTTCCATAAACCGAGACTGGCCTTGGTAACCAAAGACTCGTGGCAAGGCTGCGTAAGTAACTCCGGCACCGGGAAGGTTAAACTGATGCTGTACAGCATTGATGTAACTCGGCTCAGGTCTCTTTATTGGGTTGTCAAGTGTAGCATTGATTGCCGTCACAAGCCCATCTATCATGGCTTCTGTCACGTTATCATTCGTGAGCTTTTTCAACTCTGTAGCCATGAACTCAAACGTGCGCTTAAAACCGTTAAGCTTCGCTATATCGAAAACGTAGTCGCCTTTATAATCAAAAAGACCGCGAGTAAAGTTCTCAATGCTTTCTGCTGTTCCCGACCGCAAGCAATATTCCATTGCCAGCAAAAACAGACCGCCGTCACCTTTTGAAAACTTCTCATCATCCGGCCCAGCAAAGTCTACGGGATACGTGGCAATCAAATCGTCCCACATTAAGTCTAGGATTTGAGTCTTGACAGCATCTTTTGCAATCTCATCAGCCAAGGTGTTGTTAACTGCTAAAGGTCCGGTAGTTTTTTCAGGGTCAACCACATCAGTCGATCCGGCCGACCAAAAAGCAAAGTCTCCCATGTGCGTTGCGCAAGAAGATGCTTGGATTCGACCACCACTAAGCGCCATCATTTGCACCCGTGCCCAAACAGAGATGGCGCTAATTCCGTTAATGAACCCGCCATTCTTTACACAGTATCCAATGCCGTTCGGAACACTGGGAGTAAAGCCCCATGCCATCATCTGCGGGAAACTGTACTGACTACAGACTGCGCCATCAGCCAGCATACACCCACCACCGTTACCAACAAGTGGGTTGCCATTATCGCGGTCAGTTGGAGGCGGCACGAGGCCAGGGTGGTTATCACGGTAGGCCACGCAATTGAAAACGTAAGGCAAGCGAGTAATCGTTGCGCCAGGACGAAAAGCGACCCCGAAGCCTACCGTCGGGTTTGTCAAGTCATCAATTTTGAATCCTTCAAAAGAAAAGTTTGTGACGTAGCAGCCAGCGCCCACCAGTACGGCATTCATGTTCGGGTCGCTGGTAGGTTTGATCGGCTGATTTCGCATGCTACCCATGCCGCAAAGCGTGGTGTTGTCGGGAAGAGCGACAGAAGCTCCAGGCTCTAACTCGTAACCCGTCGGGTGTGGATAAACGTAAATCATCTTGCGTCCGTTCAAGGTCTCAGCAATTTCCACCGCCTTATTCAGCGTTGCAACAGCAGCCCTATGGTTAACGCCGCTGTTTTGGTCATCACCATTAGGCGAAACAAAAATTACACCTTCAACAGGTTCTTCGAATGCGTTATTTATGCCTTCAAGATGGTCACGGACAGAAGTACCGCCAACCGGAGAGTATGCGCTTGGTGAATAGTCGCCTTCAACCTGTTCTGCTCTTAGATCTCTAAATTTATTATTGATGCCTTCTAAATGATCTCGAACAGATGACCCGCCAACAGGCGCGTAAGAACCGGGGGTATAAGCACCTGGTATTTTTTCGGCATCTAGGTTTTTGAATCTGTTGTTGATGCCTTCAAGGTTGTCACGGATAGAAGACCCGTCGACTGGCGTATAAGAGTCAGGGTTATAAGCCGAATCAATCTTTTCGCCGTTTAAGCCTTGAATCGCGTTGTCAATGCCGACAAGGTGTCCTTTAACATCGTCTCTAGTTGGGACGTAGGCAACTGGCGCGGGATTTTTGAAGACTGCATCGATTTCAGCAGCGTTAACGCTAAAAGCTAGTTGCAACCAATTATTCCATGACGGGGTATCATTGCTAGCAGTATAAACTTGAATCATACTGGAGTCAGTCGGGTCCAACCGAGCCAACACCATTTGATCAAAGGTCTGCTTATTAAACTCCGTTTCCAGAGTAAAGACACGCCTGTACGCAAGACTCCCATTAGTTCCTGTTGGTAGAAGCGTGTTGAGCCCATCATCTACCAGAGAGCCTGCTGGACCGCGCACCAAGTAGAAAAGGCCACCTTTGGTATCATTTTCATTGTCGATACCAAGCAGGAACAAGTTCTCCGGGTACACCCCATTGTAGATCGGTAAATCGCGGGCTTTCTGAGCGGTTGGTACCGTTACGATACCTGCTCTTGCGATTCTAGAAAGGTTGCGCGAATGTGACATAGAAAGTCTCTTTTATTACGCAGGTCTAATTAAACCACGATGCGAACTTCACCTGTCGCTGTCTGGTGCATCTGTCCTGCTTTCAGACCAGCACCAGTCGCCGTTACGTGCGATTCTGG